GAGTATGCTTCTTCTACTGCACGTTTTAATTCACGACGCATTTCATCGTGCGTTGTAACGTTAACTGCGTATTTGCACACAGGTTTAACCATGCTAACAATATCCATCTGTTGGAAACCAGCTTGACGAACAGCAGCACCACGATAGAGCTTTTGTTCTTCGTAGTTAACTTGTCCAGTAATGTGCAAGCTAGGAATTGAATCGTAATATCCACAAGCAATACCTGTGATCAAGTTACTTGCACCTGGACCGGATGTTGCCATAGACACACCTAGTTGTCCATTTGTGCGCCATAACGCATCTGCGGCCATTGCAGCAGCTTGTTCATGTTGGAAGCAAATAACATCCATTCCTTCTTCTAACGCGATAGCATCAACTAAGAATGTAATTGCTCCACCTTGTACTTGGAATACCTTGTTGGCACCAACTGCCTTTAAAAACTTCGCTACGTATTGACTACCCTTCATAGGTATCTCCTTATTTAAATAAACTCAAGAACCCCTCGACCTTCTCGCCGATGTAGGCAATCTGTTCAGGTGTGATCACAGGACTAGTCCCGTGGAAATATGTGTGTGTCATTGCATGGGTAGCATTGGGATAATTGTCCTTTGCTACTTGTGGATCCATGATATGATCATATGCTGGTTGCAACATAATGTTACCAGCAAAGTACGGACGTGTCTGGATCAAATTCTCTTCCAGGTAATCTACAATGTCGGCACGAGTAAATGGAGCATCGGCGCGAACAGTGAGTGGGAACGCAAACCAACTAGGATCGCTCTTGTCTGTGGCTCTAGGCAAGTGGAAGAATTCTTCGTGCTTCTCGTAGATTGCAAATAACAAGTTGTAGTTACGTCGACGTAGAGCATGGATCTCTGGCAGCTTCTTCAATTGCTCCAGGCCCATTGCACACTGCAATTCGATTGGCTTTAGATTGTATCCAATCTCGTCATACACATACTTGTGATCAAAGATCTCTCCGGGCAACTGTGGGATCCACTCTTTGAATCGACTACCGCATGTTCCGCATTTTAACTTGTTTGCTTCCGGCCCAACACAATAGCAACCACGCCCCCATTCACGGAAGCTGCGCAGGATAACATCTGTGTTGGCATCGTTGGTTGCAACGTAGCCACCTTCGCCCATGGTCATGTGGTGTGCTGGGTAGAAACTGCAACTTGCCATCAATCCATAACTGCCCAAGGGTTTGTTGTCATAAGTGCTGCCAAGTGCATCACAACAGTCTTCTAGCAAAATTAGTTTATGCTTGTTGACAAGTTCCATTACTTTATCCATGTTAGGTGGATTGCCTAGTACATGAGCAAATGTAATAACACGAATGTCTGGATTGTCTGCTAATACTTGTTCTGCTTGTGCGAGATCGATGTTCAGCGTATCTAGTTCAATGTCCACAAACACAGGTGTAAATCCCACTTGCAGAGTTGGATTCAATGTAGTAGGGAATCCTGCAATGGGCATCAATACTTTTGTGCCCTTGGGCAAATTATATCCACGCTTGGAAGTTAGCGCTGACATCATAAGCAAGTTGCTTGAACTACCGGAGTTGGTAACAATGCCTTTGCTCTTGCCAAACAACTGAGGAAACTCACGTTCAAACTTTAGACCAGCGTCTCCCATTGCTAGCCAGCCCTTGAGTAAACTTTCTACTCCTGCTATGTATTCAGCAGAGTCATAGTATGCACCTGCATAGTTTACAAAGTCCTTGCCAGCCACCCATGTTTTGTTGGCTTGTTTTTGTTCAATGTGCTCACGCACTAGTTTGAGAATTTCTTCCATTATATAACACCTAATTGTTGACAGATTAATTTCATAAGATCGATTACTTGTTGACTTCCACGGCTAGCATGGAAATGCAAAATATGTGCATTACGCACGTCGATTCCGTTCCAGGAATTATGTAAGTTTACTACTTCTTGGCTTAACTCTCTAAGTCGCATTGCTTGGTACGCAAGTTCAGGGTGAAACCAATCGTCCTCTGGTATACCTTGGCTCCAAAACATTTCGTTATGTCGCAGTTGATCAAAGCCCCAAAACTGGTCTGGATGGCCTTCTCTAACACTCCATAAGTGTTCGCCTATATCCCAAGTTTCTTTTCTCATGGCATGAGAGTAATACTGTATATCGTCGTTGAAGTAATTTACATACCCACGATAACTTTTTGGATCAGTATAGTTGAACAGTCTATACTCTTTGAATCTGTCTGAGAATAAACTAGTGGGCTGAGTCATAAGTGTATCTGCCCCTGCCCAAAAAATATTACACGGCTCACTATGCCACAGTTCTTTGATTGCATTCCAGTTAGCAATGGTATATTCGTCGTTGTTCTTTACCGGGTCTGTCCAAAGAACATCTTCAAATGGTTCCGTAACAAACTTACGAAAACTTGCCAATCTTAAATCGTACATTTGACGATACTGATTGTACAAGTCTTGATTTTTTTCAATATGCCATCCATCTTCGATTGGACGAACAGCACAGACTAGATAATTTTTTACCATACAAAGTTCTTAATATAGTATTTTACTACATACTCTAGCTCTTTGTCAAAGTCTGCTTTTGGTAGCCAACCCAAACCTTTAAGTTTTGAATCGTCAATTGCGTAACGAACATCCTGGCCTACTCGTTGGCTATCAACAATATAGTCTTCCCAGTAGTCAGTTGCGTCATTACTGTTGTATACACTGAGAATCTTTTTAATCACTTCTCGGTTAGGCATTTCTGCATTTCCTGAGATGTTGTAAATCTCATTAGTTACATTTGCTTTAACAATTGTAATCACAGCATTTGCAGTATCGTCTGCATGCAACCATGTTCTGCGTGGCTCTCCACGATCGTGCAGATCGATCTTCTTGTTGAGAGTTAGATACTTAATAGATTTGGGAATAAGTTTTTCAACATATTGGCCAACACCGTAATTATTAGTAGGGCGTACAATCACATACTTGATACCGTATGTTCTTGCCCATGCAAGTACCAACATATCAGCGGCTGCTTTTGATGCAGAGTATGGATTACTAGGCTTGAGTAAGTCCTTCTCAGTATGCGCACCGTTTTCGATATCGCCGTATACTTCATCTGTACTAAAGTGCAACAACACTGGCTGCTTGTGTTTTGGTTGTTGCTTGATCAACTCTAACAAACGATGAACACCATTGATATTGCTGCGCAAAAACACATCGGAACTCATAATAGAATTATCTACGTGTGTTTCTGCCGCGGTATTGATAACATAGTCGCAATCTAACAGCCCGTCTAAGTCATTAATATCTTGTTTGATAAATTTAAAAGTATCGTACTGGTTGAACTCATCTAGAAAATTAACATTACTAGCATACGTACATTTGTCAACGCCAATAACATACCAGCCTTGTGCTAAACACTCTCTGGTTACATGGACTCCAATGAAGCCAAGACAGCCTGTTACATAAACTATTTTTTTCAAACTTTTCTCGCTTTAACTAACAAATGCCAGCCGAGATATTCACGCACGGCTTCGCGCATGGCATCCGGCATAGCTGCAAACCAAGGCTCTAGTTCGTAGCGTCCTTGCTTGTATGCATCAATGTTATACATGAAACAATGATCTTGGCGCAACCTCTCGACATTCCATCCTGTGCCTAACAGCTCTGGAATTTCTTCTTTGGTAAAACTCTTGGCATAAGGACAACCTGCTTGAGCTTCGTATTGATCGAGCCCTTTGTAAATCATTGCTTGTTTCCAGGAGTTCTTGGCATACACCATGAATCGAAATTCGCCACCAGGTTCTAACGCTTCATGCACATTATCGATAATTTTATCAATAGCAGGAAAGTGATGAATCACACCATAGCTGTATACCAAATCAAATTTCGGAAGATCTTTGTATGTTTCAATTTTGCTGGCATCGCCTGCAATAAAAGTACCTTCGAGTCCTTCAACTTCGAAACGTTTTCGAGCTAGCTTAACACTCTCTTCAGAATAGTCAATGCCGTAGAACTCAGCACCATTGCGAGCAAACTCTGCTGCATCTGAACCAATGCCTGGTCCAATCTCCAGCACACGTTTACCTTGCCATAAATGAAATCCTGCAAATTCAGCAATGTGAGGCTCCACTTGATATCTTCTAGCACTTACTTGCTGATAGAATTCTAATGTTCCTGGCTCAGCAGTACTGTGCTTGCTGTTGCACGGTTGTGCATTCCAATATTTTTTAATACGCTCTTCGAGCTCTTGTGTGTCGATCATTACTTAACTACCTGATAAGATTGTTGAAATTGCATACACTGTTTGTTTGGATCGTTTTCTTGCAATTTAACCCAAGGATCTTGGTCCCCGGTTTTGACATTTTCCCACCAAGATGTATCCAGGTTTCTTGACTTCATGTATTCGCACAATCTATCTGTGTCGACCATTCTACGTAGATGCCAATTTGTATGATGGAAATCATTTGGGTTCTTTGGATTGCCTTCGAACATCACACGTTCAACGAACGTGTCGTCCTTGTTGTTTCCGGTTAGATCAAAACGATCGTGGGTGACCCAGACAGGGATTTTTTCAAATATATCTAACATGTATGCTTGTTGACTTAACCAAGCATCTGAAATTTGATGCGGGCAAAGATAGCCTAATGTGTCTAGCCATTCTCTTGGAACAATTGGAAAAATCGAATATGGATGGTCTCGGTGTGTATGCACTGCTAAACACTTGAACTCTCCGGTATGTGCTGATATTTGTTTATCCCAGCCTGCGGTGTCCATCATTGCATCGTCGTTCCAAAAGAACAACCAATCCGCATCAGATGCTTGTGCAAGTGCATTCACATACTCGTTAAGCCTAGTATAACCCATGCGCTCGTATACATGAGCTTCATAGGCTACGCCCTTGCTATCTAACCAGGGCTGGAGCTCTTTTTCAAAATGGTTCATGCCAATTTCGTCGTCGTCGTCAAATCCTAGCATGAGCTGTATAGAGTCTAGTTTAACTGCTCTATTTACAATGCTCATTACACTGCGGCTTAATGCGTCAGTGCGTCCTCTTGTGGGTAATAATACTGCGATGCTGTGTTTCATATCATTATGTAGTCATAAAACGACCATGCCCTGCAAAAACAGGGCATGTGCGTGAGTTAGCTTAATTTAAGCAAATAAATCTTCGTTCCATTCGCGATGTCCTTCGCGAAATGCCATGTTGCTTTGTGTTTCGCGCACTTCTACACGATAACACCACAAGCGTTTTGCTTCGCCTTCTCCCCACATTTCTGGAACATAAACCCCGTTAACGTATTTGTACAGCATGTCACTAAGTGCTTCGCAACCTAGCGCAGGTAAAACAATAACCTTGGCCATCTTCTTTTCTTGTAGCAGTTTGAATGTTTCCATCTCTGGATCATCTTGTGCAACGATAAGTGTATGATCAAACTGGTCTTCTAAGAACTTCTTTAGTTCTTTTAACCCGCCGTAATCAGCAGCCCAGTTACGAGCATCTAGATCGTTTGTACCAAAATAGAATTTCATACTGAAACTATAACCATGGATTGTATTGCAATGGCTGTCTGCTCTCCATTGACGATATGCGCAAGGGAACGCATCGTGATACTCTTTTGTTGAGGTATACTTGTATTGTACTGGGGTTCGATCGAATGTTGACATGCTTGTTTCTCCTATGTTAATTTTAGCATAGGCAGCAGAATTTGTATACCGGGATGATGCTCTAAAGGCCGGTTAGAGAAATACTTATGCTAGTTCTACTAGATGATATTTAGAAGCTGGATAGCGCTCTTGTAACCATTCTAGTAGACCTTCTTGCTGAGGCAATTGTATGTCTCCGGCTTTGTTTGATATTACAATCATTTCGGTAACTGGTATCCGCCAGATTTATAATTAGCTTGTCCGAATACTACGCCGCGGACTCCACCGATAGGGTCAGCACAGTCTCCGTGCTTTCTCAAGATCAAATGAACATGCGGGTACATTACTGTTTGTCCGGCAGCTTTTCCCATGTTGATCCCAACATTGAATGCTTCACATTTGCCTTCGTCTACTAGCCTATTTCCGTGCCGTAGTGCAGATTCAAATGCATCCACAATAACAGTTGGTGTGTTATACCTAGGAACAAACAATAAGTGTCCGTGTGTAACTGGGAATCGATCTTGGAATACTGCTGTATGGAAATCACTAAGCTCTTCTACCAACAGATCCCAAGGTGCTATACCATCTTTGTGTGCTTGTGCTAAATCATTCATCGTGGTGCAAACTCCTGTTGTAGTTTAATGTTGTCAAAGAACTCTTTCTTTACTGACGGATCTGTTTTGAAAGACCCGTTAAGCACCGTGGTCTGGGTGAGACTACTGTGAGCCATAATACCGCGATTTTCACAACATCCGTGGGTAGCCTGGATATAAACTGCAACGTCTTTCGATCCAGTTGCGAACTCAATCTCGCGAGCGATGTCCATGCACAGCTCCTCTTGTAGCGTTCCACGTCTCGCACACCATTGTGCAATTCTTGTATACTTCGAAAGGCCAATGAGTTTGGGACCAGCAATAATTCCAATATAAGCCACACCCGTAACAGGCTGGTGATGGTGCGAGCACATGCTCTTAAGCTCTGAACGCACAACCAGCATACCGTTGTATGCTCCGCTCGTATCGTTCGGGAAAGCCGTAGCATTAGGGCTCTCCTCGTACCTGCCAGCCATAATTTCATATACATACATCTTTGCTAAACGTCGGGCTGTGCCCTGAGAGTTTGGATCATTGTGTCGATCAATAATCAAACTGTCAAGCACGCCTTCGAACTTGCCTGTGAGCTCGTCAACTAGCAAGTCTTTTTCCTTGTCAGTGATATACTCACTGATATTGTCACCTGCCCAGAAACGCTTGTCTGCGTCAGTTAAGCGTTTGCGAATTACTTGTGATAGGTTTAAACTGTTATCTGTCATTTTTTATTCCGTAATGTTAATATTCCTAAGATCGGGGTAGGCGACGGGTTGCGGCCTAACAGGAAATTCTTTAAGGCCCTGTAACAAAGCCAAACCTTGGACGGCTTCTTCAGGGGTGGGCTTGTAATGGTAACCAATTGTAAATTCCTTCTGATCTTGCCAGGGTGTTATATTTAGATCGCGACCGTCATACCTCATACGAATTATCTTATCATAAGCCTTCTTATCATCTAATAGTATAGCACCACCACGGCCTAGATGTAAAGGCTTAGTATGCCCAAAACTTAAACATTGCATAGTTCCGGGCCGATACATATCCTTTTCTAGACGTCTTGCACTATCCCAAACTCTAGTATAGTAGAACTCGTATTCGCCTACCCAGGTTTGTTCTGGCTCGTCGTGGTAAACATAGTGGATCCCTAACTTGTGCATGGTCATCGGAATACTTAGATACGTGTACGGAGTCATTTTTAATGCTTTTACTCGATCGTATCTCAAGCACATTTCGATAGCATGGGTACAGCAATCGGTCATAATTGCATAAGGTGCACCGGTATATTCCGCTAGTGCTTTTTCGAATTGTAGAATTTTGTCAAACATGTGAATGTATTAAGTTATAAATGTTAAGAGTATCAGCAGGGTAGATATCGCTATTAAACATAGGCCCTTTATCTAATCCGGTCATCATAGTAATGTTGTAGTTTATCCAGGCTTCTTCATATGGTGTGCAGTTAACAGGGATTGACTGTTGGGAGAATATATTCTCCAGAATCTGCTCACAGTGAACATAAGACTGGTATCCTTGATTTCGAATAATAAACTCTTGCCACAATTTATACAATGCCTGATCCGGAACAAATGTTTGATCTAGGAAGTCGGCAATGCCTTGTAGCCCACTACAGAATTCTGACCAGACAAATAATGATTCAAATTTAAACTCTTGTATAGGATTGGGTATTTCTGGAAATTCTGTGTAACCATCTCTCAATATATATTTGTAATAATATTGATTCCTAAACCGTTCCGGCGAGTTACGTACATCTTCATTGATTTCCAGGAGCTTCTGATCAAACGATACATCGCCGGACCGATACCATCGATTCACTTGTGCAATGTAAAACGATTGATTACTTGATTTATCAATTGTAATTCTAATAACCGGTTCAGTATCAAATTGATGCTTGTAGTCAACCCACCACCAATGCCCGCATCTTACAGCGCGATTGTTTTTATAAAGGTCACTAAAGTTATGACATGCACCGGTTGTAGTAAACACTGAATCAACTTCACGTGGCATTTTCATAATCCATATGTTAGTTACATACTCTAAAAAATGTCCATGAGTGCTGCCATGGAAATCGATCCAGATCATTTACACTGCTTATTCTTCAATCTTTACAACTTGATACTTGGCTTCAGCAACGTGGTCACGATAGCGGTTGCCCGATCGATTCCACTGTCCGCCATTACCAGTAATAATATCCACGACGCGATCAACAGTGCTGTTGTTCCAATCACTAATGAGACCCATGTTGTGATGCGGTTCACGCAGTAAGTTTTGCATCTTGTGATAAGCATCATCTATTGACCAAGGGACGTAAAGGCGGTTTGGATCGTTTGCAAAAGTTTCGGGGAAACTGCGATAGGCAGGATAAAGCACATTGCAGCCAAGAGTGTCAGCCTCGGAAACTGTGTTAGAGACCCAGTCTTGTAAAGCACAATTAAACAGCACACGAGTATTGTTAAGATGAGCATAGTATTCATTCTTGCTTATGTTGTCATAGATCTTGAGTTTGCCTTCTGCCTCCATACGGCGGGCTCTCTCCACGAACTCTTGATTATTAGATCTGAGTGGACCACCTGAGTAAATTGCAAACTCACACGGCTCGCTGGTGAGCTCACCGTACATTTCAATAAGGTCCATAAAGAAGCCAGGTTGCTTCTCTTGGTCAAAGCGAGCTGCGAAACCCACCCTCCGTGGACGGCTATCAAACGGTTGGATGGTTTCTTTGCCGCCAATGCGTTCAAGAACTTCTTCTTTTCCAAATGCGAGACCGGAAATGTTGTAGATAGGAGCAGTCCAACCAGCGATGCGCATGTGGGCAACCATCTCTTCGTTGGTAGCAAGAACACCTGTAACAAACTCATTAACCATTTTTTCATACAAGCTCATCCATTTTTCCATACCCCACACGTGTACAAAGTCATCTGGATCAATTGCTTGTGCTAGGCAACGAACAAACACCTTAGGACGTTGTTCTGCAGGAATCTGATCCATGATATACGGAAGCGATTCAATGCCGGGCTGGAACATGTCTTCAAAGTAAACAACGTCATCACCTGTTACATCACCGTTCTTCATAAGCTGAACTAGATTCATCATCTGGCTCATACCAAAATAACTGCGTCCATGTGCGTCTAACACTTGTCCTACGCTGATAGCTTGTGTGTTGTCAATAGTTGTACCGGGTACATAAACAACGTCTAAGCCACGTCGATCAAACACGCGACGGTTCCACTCTGTGAGCTGTAATGTGTAGCGGGCTTCGTAACTTTCTAAGCCCATGTAAAATAGTTTTCTCATAATTTTCCTTTTGGCCATGTGCCACCGTTAACTAACATTGCAGTTTTCTTCGAGAGATTCTGCACAACATTGTTGTCAATAGACTGTGCCATCTGTGAAGCTGCCGCCATAGTATACTTGTCCTTGGACTCCCATGGATTGCGATTCTTTGTGCTCTCTCTAAAACGAAGATCAGTGACTTCTTCTTGCAATCGACTTACACTTCTATTTAGGTCGTGCATGTCCTGAAACAATCTTCTTAACGGTCCTGCATTGCGATCATGTCCAGGTCCTGCGTCGGGTCGAGTCAGTGTAACAATCATTAGTAGACTGCGTAGTGTTTCGATTACACGCGGATCCTTGCTTGTCATTGCTTCATCAAACATATCGATAAAGCGTTCTAAGTCAAAGTCAGCTTGGTCTTTTTCTCTCATACCCATAGTTTATACTTTCTCAAGTAGTTTGTAAAGTGTTTCGGAATCTGTAGGGAATGTATTTAGACCGTCGCATCGTATTTCGTATCCTTTTGCTCGTAAACGTTGTTGAACAATAGCTTCTGCAATGATGTTAATAGGTTCCCATGTTAACATTTGATTATTAATAGAGCAATCTACAATCTGTCCCAACAAGTTATACTCATCAACAATATACTGTTGCGCTGACTGCCACTGCTTAACAAAGGTCTGAATGTCTCCCTCTAATACCAGCCCACAATAATCAATAATTTTAGTGAATGAATTTACTGTGTCGAATAGAATATCTACGTTAGACAATACTAACCAGTCTGATTCAGATACATGCATTGGTGCAGTAGTAAACTCTGTAACAAACCCAGGGTAGAAGATACTAAGCCATTCACGTAATTCCCACGGTTGCATTTGTTCCCAATGTGTATAACTAGAATTCCATCCGGATAAATTATGTCGGTTATCGCCAACTATTATTGCTATCCCGGTATCAATGTAACCAGTACAAACTTTATGATACTTAAACAACAAGTTCAATTCTGCCTGCTCTAGTCCGTCTTGATAAATTAATATTTTTTTATCAGTTGGCCAACTAGCAATAGATGAGAAATACTCAAGTATTTTAGGCAACGTAAACTCTTTAAACGGGTAGGTCGGAGTTGTGACTGCATTAGCATTTTTATCGTTGCTTAAAAAATCTCCAAGCTCGTCGAACCTAGTAATATGATATTCTTTTTTAAAAGAGTGCATGGACCCATCGTCTAAGATGGACCCATCGATCTTCTTTTCGTGATTTGTGTAATTGTGCAGCACATATTCAATAGTGCTGCCAAATGATCCACAATCAAAAAACACATGAATCATTACACACGATACCCAGCAAAGCGGCGTGCATCTTCCCACCACATGTTCTTGGCATTCTTGCCTTGAACGTATTTGTTATATTGTTGCCATGCATAACTCTTGAAGTTATACAAGTCGGCTTCATTATAGCGATAGCCGTATTCCTGACAGAACTCCAAGAAGTGTTCTAGGTCTTCTTGAATTGCTGTAACTTTGGGGTTAGAACGAACTGCGATTTTTGCCATTTTATTTTCCTTTAGATAGCAATTGATAGGGAGGGGCGGTGAGTTTCATACTTAATAAGGGCGCCGTTTTCACCATCTTCGGCAACCTCAATCCAAACAGCACGGTTAGGATACTTTTCAGCAATCTGTAGATACAGATCGTCTGACATCATTTCGCAGGACTTGTAGTCCAGTTTAAGAACATCGTCTCTATAGAGATTTTCAAGCCAGCGTTTAAACTGGATGAATTCGATGTCTCGATCATTGTGTATAACATCAATCCAAACGCGAAAATGGAAGATGTGACGATGAGGGGTACCAAGAAACGATACATCGTATTGGTCACCTGTTGCCAGAGCAGGATCAGTTGCTGCTGCTGGATAGCAGTGAATTCCTTCCTTGCGAAAAGTAATCCAGATTTTTCGTTCTGCATGCTGTTTAATTTGTTCAATTTGTTCTCTTTGTGTTTGAATCATATATGTTATTTAGGTTAGTGATTGATATACTTCGGGAAATATTTTTTGACTATCAAGGTTTCGACGGGTATCTAACTCTTCTAACTTAGATACCAACTCCTTTGAGTTATTATAAACTAATTTGTTTACATAGTCAAAGCAATTCTGCCATCCTGTCATCTTTTGGTAAACCTGAGTGTTCATTCTGGAAAGGATTTGTTTCTGCATATCGACTGGTAAATTTCTAATATCAAATGCTCCTTGGTACACACCATTGTTATACAACGCTGCGCTGAAGTTATGTACAAGAAACCCAGTCTCGATTAACCAATCAACTGTGTCCCAGAATGTTAGGCTGTTCAAACTCATAAACACCATGTTGAATTTGATTTTTTCAACACCCACTGTGTCTTTGAGCAACAACAGATTACGTTCAAATTCGCTCCATACTCCTGGATATCTGATATACTCGTAACGATCCTGCATATCGTCTACGCTAACTAACCATTCGCAGTTGGGCAACTTAGTTAACCCTTCGAATATTTTGTTGTTGCGAATGTTTAGCAAGTTTGTGTTTACTAACACACGACATTCGGGATTCTCTTTAACAATAGCTTCTACTACTGCTTCGTTCTCTTTCATCAACAACGGTTCGCCACCTGCAAGATATACATATTTTATTTCTTTGATATGGCCTAGCACATACTCTAGTATCTTTGTCTTGTCGTCTCGCTGTATCTTGTGCTCTTGCTTGAGCTCCTGAGCCCAAAGAGAACTAAGATATGGCACACAATACACACAGGCTAGATTGCATGTATTGCTCCATCTGGCATCGAGATATTCTAACTTAAAATTTCCGGTAGTATCAAACAGTTTATCTTCTCGCTCACGAGGATATCGTTCTAGCATCATTGATTGCAAGGACTCTGATTTATGATGACACCATTTACATCCGTCTATCAGAGTATTATCCAACATATCCTGTTGTATCTTGATATTTTTCTTACCAAGTACAATCTCTGTTATGTCTGTGTCAGTGATGTTGCCAATATCATTCTTTGCCACACAGCAATTATCTACTTTACCGTTTGGTTCTAAATATAAACTATTCCACGGTGCTGGACAGAATTGATCGTATTCACTCATTGTACTGAATCATCCTCGTATTTAGACCAGTGAGTAAAGCTATCTTGATTTTGCAATGTGTGCAAGCTATGGCACCATACTCCGGGATTAGTTGCTTTAAAATCCTTGTCGTCGATCTTTAGTGTAGCATTGTACCCAAGCTGGCAAACGTACGGCAGCTTGGCAGAGATCATTGGGATAAAGTAGTTATGCTCGCATAGCCCCGATTCCGCAACACCTTCTACACAACTAATATCAACATCGAGGGTACACCAGATCTCCTTGTCAAGGAAGTGATAGATCATGGTTTCCCACTTTGCCCATTCTGCTCCGTTGTTGACAGGAATGTTTGGAAAACTCATGTTGGCACCAAAGTAGATATGCTCAACCTGTTGTGCCCCACACGTCAATGCTAGTGCAATGTCAGCAGCTGGTTGTACACCGACCACAAACAGAGTATACTTGCCGTATGCTGGTGTGTGTTCTACTTCTGTACCGTAAAAGAATTTTACGTCTTCATGACCTTCACGATTCATTATGAATATCCTGTTCCATTTTATCTAATACATCAGAGTCTAACTGTGTGCTATCGTCAAGTTGTGCAACGTCAGGTTCTTCTGAATCAAACAATGCATTAAACATAGTATTGGCATTCTTGGTCTTCTTGCCTTTGAATCCACGAGTACCTACAATTTCCATCCAGTAGCTGTCATATGTTTCAATAATAGCTTCTGCTGTAGCTCTGTCTGGTGCAGCAAAGATTGATTCTACAATGTCTTCAAACTTGGCATAGTCGCCTGTACTTCTACGCATCATTGCAGGATGTTCGCCTGCATCAAAACGTCGATTAGCTTCTTGCACCGCAGTCAAGTGCATCCAAACATTATGACCCATAAGCAGTGCGTATGAGAAACTATCCCACGAAGTTTTACCTTCTTTGCCAATCTTATTTAGATCGCCGGGCTTGTAGATACAGATGTCTTTCATTGTTAGCATAGAGCTAATTGGTGAATCTTCCCAGCGTGGATAGATACCGTCTGTGACTACCCCTTGACCCCAGGGTCGAGTGTCTGTTGAGTATTTTTTGTCGTCTGCTGATGGGGCCATTCTGTAGCTCCACTTTGAGTTGTGTTCAAAGACGTTTTCAAAGTAGACTTGCCCATTCGCAGTCGCCAGAAACGGACTGGCGCAATCAAAAGAAATAGTAAAAGCAGGGTTAACATATTTTCTCACAGCTCTCTGAATAACAGTAAGCAATACTGCCCACTCTAATTTACTTGTGCCCAAGAAGTGCATCCAGTCATGCACACCTTCCTGCAACAAGTTGTCATAGCGTAATGCTACAAGACGTTTTAATACCAAGTGTACGTCACACATGTTCTGACCGCCCATGGACCAACCGTCAAAGTGTGTGTCTGGATACTTTGCAGGATCGCAGTACTCTTTCATGGTTTCGTACCAGGCATCTGCTGATGTATGGTTGTCGCCTTGCAAAACGTTCAAGAACTTGGCACCACCATTCTTAACACCTTTGCGGTGTTTCATAAAGTACTCGTTATTAAACTTTGTTGCATCAACTGCTTCTTGCAATGTAGTAATTTGACAAGCTGCCGATGCTTTCTTATCATGAATAACCCAGGTAGGAATATCCAAGATCATTCCGTAATCAGCAATATTGTCTAGCCAGTTAAGAATCAGTTCACGTTTTTTCTGAGCTTTGGGACAACCAGAGTTGGCTTTCCAATCGCCTTCCCACAGACCTTTAGCAATCTGGAAACCGCCTGAGTCCCCGAGAATAAATGTGCCAGGTTCTCGCGTTCGGACCATGTCTTCCGACCAATCCTGCTTTGCAAGATCGAGGTTAGCGTGGCCTCCGGAGTATAGACTCCACTTATACGGGAATAGAGCTTTGTTGGAATCCAACCAGTTAAGCTGCTCCATATCAGTAAGGCCTTGAGGGAATCGAGCCGGATCCACGTAATGTTCATTTCGTTGCTTGCCTATAAATGTAGCATAGAAGCCAGATATAGCCGGCAGAAACACAGCATAGTCTTTCTGCTTGGCTGTGAGATTGTCTTGAACTGGCTCAGTCATTACTTGCTTTGTGCTGGTAAGATGTAGTTGTATGTAGCAAGACCTGAATTTACAGTAATCATTGCTGCACCGTCATCACTAATGCGCATGACCTTGTCGCCTGTTAAACTCAAGATTGAAATGACTGTACTAACTGGCCAGGCCCATGCTCGTTTCAATTGACCGCTGACGTCTGATTGGAACACAAAATTACCAGCATGAGTAGAGTGATCACCAAAGAAGAACTTTAAATCAGTACCATCTGTTTTGGCCTGGAATGTTGTTTCTTCAGCGTTAGCCTGTGCTTGCATACGCAGTCGCATGATCGATGCAACACTTGGTTCAAATTCAATATGCCAGGCTGGTGTTTTAAATTTAAGTGTTTTGAGCTTTTCGTTGATCACACTGTCTGTCATGAATCGATAGCTGTTTTTAAAATCGCCGTGTGCGTTTTCAAAATTCAACCCATCGAGTGTGCCATCAGCTTTTTTAGTGATACTAAGTTTAGCATCCTCACGATACTCTTGCAAGTTAAGCAAGATCTTGAGTTTGTTCAAGTTTGGCATGCCAAATGTTCCAGTAAATTCTGGTACCGGGGTAGCAAATGTTCCTTCAATAACAACGCTACGATCTTCAGCAAGTCCTGAGATAGTGGTTGCACTAGAGGTGCCAGTGATTTTGACTAGATCAATGCAACCAAGGTCTAGTGTGTGACTTACTAAGTCAAGTAAATTGTTTCTCATAATGTTCTCCTGTATATGATTGTATATGATATATTTAGATTTTGCAACTACTTTGGTAAAGTATTTTCGCTTGCAGGTGCTAATGCAAGTGGGGTCACTTTAGTCATGATTTGTCCACCACGTATTGATTTAAGTTGCCCAGGTTTCTTTAGTTCCATCCAAGTTGTAGGGCCGTGATTATTGTATTCAAACACAATCTCATATCCCATTGCCTTAATCTGATATTTGAGAGCCCTGCCCGGAGTGTATGATGCTCGGTAGTTCTCTACTAACTGCATGGCTTTGTCAGTTTCGCAGTCGTTAAATGTAAAACAAACAGTTCCGCCTGGGCGCAATTTTGAATAGACCTGTTGTAGTATTCTCTCAATCACGTACATGGGCAAAAAGTTAAAATAGTCATATGCTAGAACTACCCCAAATTGATTGTCTGGTAATGCATCAAGCGAGTTTTCGCTGTGTTCATCAAACACAACTGGGCGCAGTCTTCTACGGTACTGTTCGGGAAACTCTAACTGGCACGGAAATAACAAATTATCTGTTTTGTCTACTAGATACAAAGGATCATAACAGACCATGTGTTGTACTAGATCATGGAGACCGGGTCTAAATATTAAACCAGGATACTTCCAACTTGAGTACGTTTGCAGTCTTGAAATATAAAAGTCTTTGTCTTCTTGTGGAATACTACTCTTGCGCTGTAGATACCAATCGTCAGACTGATGCTCATGATCGAAGAAATAACGTTTGGTACTCTCCATGAACCATGGCTGTCCTTGCTCGTCAAGAATCTTACCAATCTTATCTTTAAGCTGTGTTAGTATAGCATCAAAGTGCTCGTACTCTTTGTAGATAATCTTGTGAACTGAGTCTAGTTCATCTACTACTGGTCCTACTGGAATCAATGACTGTTTTACAATGTCGAATACTTTTAAAAATTCAGTATTAGACACCTCCCAGATAGGACCAGCGGACAGTTCGTCAAGCCTGTTACGATAATTTATAAGATCACTTAGTATCATGAAAAGTCAAATAAGTTTTGGAATGTATTTTCTGTATTAGTAGCAGACACAAGATCCCACTCTAGTACACCTAGCAAGTTATCAATCTTTTGATCAACTACTGTAGCTTCCATTTCTGCGTCGTTAAACGGCAGTTCTTTAAACCATTGTGGCAAGTGCAATTCATCTGTAGGATAGCCAATGCTGGTCCACCCCAATGGATTTGATTTTAACTTACGCACAATAGTTTTCATGCCGTCTACAATCTGCATTGAATAGTTGTCGCTATTCATTCTACGCAAAGTATTCCAGTTTAGTGCCGCTCTCACATGTCCTGGCATGTTTGCTTTACCTAGACGTTTTTCTTCTGCACCGTACTTGGTTAGGTTGTTTACACGCTTAGGTGAACCTTTTTCCCAACCTGGGCGCTCAGCAAACAGATACTTGAATGTACGAATTTTTTCAATGATACTATCTCTAGTTACACCAGTTAGTACATCTAGCAACACTTCGCTCAAGAATTCTTGAATGACCTTAGGAGTATCACTTCGCTTCAAGTCCAAGCCCATGGCTTTTACTTTGCCCGGACTTCCGTCGTTGTCTGTGCGTTTGCCTTCTTTGTCAATGATCATCACAGCATAGCGCTTCTTGGTAATGAACAAGCCCTTGCTTGCTACTACTTCGCGACCACCTTTGATTACTGATCCCATTTCTCGTGGAACGTGAAAGGCTTGCTCCATAAAGCCCGGAAAACTAATGTTAACCTGGTCTGCAATTGAGTCATATAATTGGATAGCAATATCTTTGCTCCACTCCATGCGCCCTTCCTCAACTTCTTGTTTGAGTACTGGCCAGGCCGTGAAATAGCACGAATCGGTATCACCGTAGATGATCGTTTCGCCAACATGATCATATTTGCCGGTAATGCATTCGTTGACATACGCATCCATGTGCTTCGCGATACTGCGCCCAGTAAGAGTGGTTGATTGACCAATACGCTTGTCAAAGAATCTACAGCCCGGGTTAAGGATGGCGCCATAAAGTGAGTTAAGGTTAATTTTTTTAACCAGTTGTCGTTTGTCCCAGTACTCTTCATCTTCCTTGGTCTCACACTTTTTAAGTTTGGCCTGCATCTCTTTACGTTCAGCATACCAACGCTTTAGCAATCCAGGAATAACAGCTTCTTTCTCGTATGTGAAGATAGTACCGTTTGCACTCAAGGTCCAGGGTTGGTTACTATCAAAAATCATATGCCAAATTTCTGCGGCGCTGTGTACCGACGATTCTCCACCGTGCCAATCAATAGTAAGTTCTGTACCACGTTGCATTTCCATTACTGCGGTGTATTCTAGAGATGCAAACAATCCTTCCCAAGCAGCAGCAAAGCTCATCTTTTGCTTTTCCATACGCTCCTTGATGAGGTGGTCGGTCATTATCGGTCGGAGTTGCCCAACAATTGTTTCGGGTCCCATGTTAAGAGCACGGATCGTTGACGGGTAGAGCGAGTTGATGTCAATGGAACCGACATATTCGTGGATTCCTTTTTTGGGATAAGCAACATAGGCACCTGCGGCTTGCGTGTCTTCATCTGTGAGTCTTTCTTTACGGTTAGGAACTACCATGCCACGTTCGTGGGCTTCTACAATGATTGCTTGCTCAGTCACTGCTACCGCACCCATAGTGGTTTGGAGCAACACTGTGTTTTCGTGTGCCAGTGTATTTGCCAAGTCCAAGAACTTGAGCTTGTCATCTAGCTTGGCTAGAATCATAGTATCTTGACGGTTATACTCGATAAACGTCTTGAAGTTTTGATTGTAAAGTTGATCCAGTGTACCTTCGAACACTGTTTTGGTCTCACCTAGTTCGTAATCAGCAATAGCATCCAGACTGTAGCTATGACGTTCTTCATAGGTATATTTGCGATACAGTTGCATATAGTCCATATGCACACGACCGATCAGATCGTAAGTTTCGTTCTCTGCGCCAAAGCGTTCAAACATACGCTTCTTGGGCAACTGTCCCCACAAACAAAAACGGCGTGTGTCGTCTTTGCTGAGCACTCGCACAATACGATTGATGGTGTACGGAATATCGAAGCCTTCCGAGTTCCAACCAGAAAGTGCATCAGCATCTTCAATTAGATCTAGGAATGTTTTCAACAAGTCTTCTTCGTTGTCAAACACCATGCAGTTTTCAAACTCTGACGCAATTTCTTGTGCAGTTTCCATGCTCATGTGCTTAGGCGGCATGACCAAGGTAACCATTTGCTTGAGCCAGCCTAGGTAGACCGAAATAGCAGTGATAGCATTGAATGGGTCTGCTGGTGGACTGAACCCTCGTTCCGGGTCAAAGTCCACCTCAATGTCGAAAAATGCTGTGTGTAGTTTAGGACCGTCTTGTCCTTTGTAGTTGTCTTCTAAACAACGAAAGATTGGATTGATGTCTGATTCGTAAATCTGTTTACCAGATTGCCCGCGCACTTCTCTGCGGAATTCTTTGTTGTTGCGTGTGCTGAATCTAGACACTGGCGTGCCGTAGATGCTTTGGAATTTACCCCGAGGGTCGTCATAGTAAAACACATAGTTAGCAGGGTACTCTTGATAAACCCGCTTGCTGTCTTTGCGTTCTACTACATGAATGCGATCGTGTTCACGATCAAATAAGGCGTCTACGTAACTCATTGTTCTCCGTTTATGGCCGGTAAGCCGTGATACATACCCGTAACGTGGGCGAGTCGGTGAAATTACATTTCACGTTTAGTTATCACCTTGTCGATCAAGCCATAATTTAATGCTTGCTCTGCTGACATGAATGTATCTCGATCCATGTCTTTCTCAAACTCTTCATATGTTTTGCCAGCAGTGTTATGGCTTACATAGATTTCGGTTAAACGCTTTTTCAAGTAAGTGATTTCTTTGTAGCTGATTTCAATGTCACTCTGCATACCACGTGCGCCACCTGAAGGTTGGTGAATCATGTGTCGAGCATTGGGCAACATCATACGCTTGCCTGCGGCACCTGCTTGTGCCAACAATGAACCCATTGAACATGCTTGGCCCATAACAATAGTGCAAACATCTGGACGAATAAATTGCATGGTATCGTAAATTGCCATACCAGCAGTGACTGATCCACCTGGCGAGTTTACATACAAATAGATGTCCTTTTCAGGATTATCACTTTCGAGGTATAGCATCTGAGCAACAATCAAGTTTGCCATTTGATCGTGGACTTCGCCTTCCAGCAAAATAACACGCTCACGTAACAAGCGACTGTAGATATCATAACTGCGTTCGCCTTTTGCGGTCTGCTCAAGGACCATAGGTACTAATGCCATACTGATTCCTTATTAGAGAGTTTTGCCAACTGTTTCGAGAATAGTTTCCAACAATTCGTGGTCTTGTTTTTCTTGACCAAACTGTGCTTTGTGTGCAAGTCGGATTGCTTTTTTTAGTACGCCTGGCTTGATCTCAAGCTCGTCAGCAATAGCTTTGATAGTGTCAGTTAGGCCGCCTTGCAAGGTGTCAATTTCGTGCATGACTTGCATACCTTCATTGATAATTTGAGTGAGTTTGATCTTTTGATCGCCGTTGAAAGTTTTTGTATCCATAGAGTTCTCCGTAAAATTACTATTATACAGAGATAGTTTACAAACGCAATATGTTTGGAGAAAGTGCTACACTTTTGGATTCCCAGTAGCGAATTGGGCCGTCCAGGGCAGTAGCCTCCCCACACTACGGTAACGAGTACCGGTCCTAAGGTGTGTTCATTTTCGACCTATAACCATATACCTTGTGTACGTGGTTTCCGGGTCTTGTAACTCTAGTTGTCCTTGATACAATACTTCAGTCAAGGGAAACTTTTTTAATATATCTTGTGTGCTGTAAAAAGGTTTACTCTCTACGTTGTCACGTGCCTGCATTACTATCATAGTGTTGTTAGGAATGTTGCTGAACCATTCGGTACCATCCATGTCAGTCAGGCTACAGTTGATCACAACACCATCTGTTCCTAGTTGGCGATAGTCGAGAGTGTTAGCATCCTTGTGCATGTATTCTATATTTTGGGCACCCACACGATCCAGCATGCGTTCACTTTGATTCAACATAGCCCGATTGGTTTCTACATTGATAATTTTCTTAACACGAATCATAGGATCTAGTGTTATATACAATGCTAGATTACCATACCAAGATCCTAGTATATACATTGTAGAAATTTCAGGTTGAACTCGTGCTAGTTCTTGCATCAACCAAACTTTACTTTTAGTTAAGTCGTGTGTGAAACTGCCTTGTAGGCTGTATCCACTAGACTCTGCTATCGCATAAAGTTCGTTGAGTATCATCTAGCTGACTTGTCTTTAGCGTCAATTGCGGCCAACCGGCGTGCTAGATCTTTGATGTCAACAGGTTTGGACTTTTCTTGCTCTCGAGCTTTTTGTCCAACTCGAGCAACCATGTCCTGATACTTGTCGCTGTACTTGGCTTCTTGGCCATTGTTCTCTTGAACTCCAAAATCATCACGTGCTACTCTTTCTACTGATTTAGATCCTGGGTCCATAACATCTCTAAATGAAACATCTTGTGCTCCTGCATTTTTACCAGCTAATGCATTTTTCCTGATTTGTTGCATTGCTAAATTGACACTATCCTGACCGTAATCACTTGGGAATAACGAAGCTTGTGGATTATCTGCAGTCGACAATGCAGGCGCCATTTTTGAGAATGCATGAGCACCTGGGTTCGGACTTGCTATTTGTCTAGTAACGGGCTTTGTGCTAGATTTTGCCGGTTGAGATTTGGCTTTTGTTTTGGATTTTGTTTTAGTCTTTGATGTAGCTGTTGCAGGAGCAGGAGCATCTGGAATGCTTGCTGTCGGAGAGAAAGTATTTACACTGGTATCTGCCGGTGTTGTTTTTTCTTTCTTGCGACCACTCATTGATGCAAGTGTTTTTTCAAGTTTTGCGTTAACAGATTGAATCTGTTGCAGTCTGCGTTTTAGGGTAGTGTTGTCTTGTTCAAGATTATCAATCTCTTGTGTTTGATTCTGATCAACTTGTGCAATCTGTGCTAGCATACGCTCTTGATCTTTATCAACTGCACGAATCTTTTCGAAGTCTTGCTTGTCTTGCTCTTGACCACGCATAAGGTCTTTTGCTAGAGCTTCGATGCCCGAGCCAGCAGTTGGGAAATCAGACTTAGCTCGAGCTATTGCTCTCTGTAAGCTAACATCTCTTACTTCTGTGCCGAGCTCATCTTCTTTTTTTTTATCTGCTTCCGTTACATCTTGCTGGCCATAGTCTTCAAACTCATCAATTGTATACTGGCGATGATCGTTGCTACCAATTTTATAAAGTACAATAGCAGTATAGTCGTCACCAAATTCTGGCTTCCATCCTAGCAGGCTCAGTTTGCGTTCTGCTTGGGCTGAGTCCCCAGCTTCAGACCAAATTTCCCATGCAAGATGGAATAGCAAGTCTTCGTATTCATCACTACCGGGCCCGTCTTCTGGTTTTTCAGCAAACTCTAATACCGAGCCTTCTGCAGCGCTCTTTTGCAAGAATGATGGAATCGGTCTATCATCTTTTCTCTGTACTTTTGTACTTGTGATAGTCGGGTCAACTCTTGTTGCTACTGTCATACCACTAGTACGACCTGCTTTAGACGGGGCACCTTTTAAATTAGTAGCAACTGCACTACGCTTTGCTAAACTGTTAGAACTATCGGGCCATTGTTGACCTTCGTTTGTACCGGTAGCTAATCTATCGTGGTCTGCATCACGTTCTGCTTTCTTAGCAGCCTCACGCTTTTTGCGGAAGATTTCACGGAAGTAGTCTTCGTCATCGGGAATAACACCGGGACTGGATTGGCCACGGTATCTTGGCTTTGCTGGAGTGTCACCGGGGCGAGGGTAATCAATACCGGGCAAATCATATGGGCCACCTTCGTCTACTGCGGGTTTATTCATTTGCAAATCTAAATAAGCATTTACTAGGTCGCTGTCAAAATCCTCGTCGTAAGAAAACAAAGCATGGGCTCTCTTACGCCCCAAATCATTTACTGCTAGATCAAATGCATAGTCTAACACTTCGTCGGCTGCACCAGTAGTATCTAATTCTGGTGCTACTTTAAAAATTTGATATGCCAACTCTTCGGCATAGTTAGGGTTAGGGGTTGAGTTGTCGTCTTCAAATAAGTTATGTAAATTCATTATGCTTCCTCGATATAGTCTGCTGATGCATCGTTTTGTTTACGTCGTGACATAAACATTTCCATAGCTAGTGTAGCATGGTTTAAATTTTTAAAGCGACTAGGCAAACGTCTATTGCCATGTCGTATTTCGAATCCAGAGTTTTCGTCGCCGTGAATTTCACAAACTCGTCCGTCTTCTAGTGTGATAGTTTTTACAGGAGCAACTGTAGCAGCAGCATAAGTTGGTTCCTGTATAGCCGGTGTCGGCATGTCTGTAGCGGGTGCTTGATCAGTTGGGTCTTCGGCAATTTCTTTAGCTTTAGCAACTAAATCTCGATCTTTTTTAACTTTATCCTTGATATCACTGTCACCTTTGACTTTGTCTTTGATATCACTGTCGCCCTTAACTTGATCTTCGATGCTGCTGAGATAGTCAGCAAAGGATCGTTTAACTTTGTCCAGAAGTTTTTCTTCATTGGCTTGTGCTTCTTCCAATGCTTCTTCTTCTTTTTCTTCTGCCTCTGCACCAAAAAAGTAACCTTTAGTTACTGCTGGCTTGTCTGGATTGCCCCCAAGAATTGGTCCACCTTTACCTGGTTTAAACAACGCTGGTAATTGATGCGCTGACTTTTGCTGTGAATTTTGGTCTCCAGCGGGTTCAGCAGGTGTGATACGTCCTTCAATTAATGCAAGTCGTTGAACGATGTCGTGTATGGGGTCTCTCATGATATTATGCTCTCTGATCTTTCAGGTAACTTCTCAACATCCAACCATGCTTTTGGTGGGCGTCGATACGGGAAGCCAAGAAGTCCATGATGCCTTGCTGATTTTCTTGTTCAGCTTCTGCAAAGCATTCATTTAGTAGTTCTATCATTTGCCCATTGTTGGCTAACAATTCTTCCAGCATGAGTCGAGCACGTGGAATCTTTGTTTGACCGGAGATACGTGACAGCTCTGCGAATCTCTCAAAGCTACCAGGAGTGTATTCATTTAGTGCTCGGATATATTCAGCGGTAAGATCAATTGCTTCATACACATCATCGTAGATCATGTTGAAGAACTTGTGCAACTGACCGAAGTCAGGTCCTTCTACGTTCCAGTGAAACTGTTGCGCTTTTACAGTAAAAGCGTATTCAGTTGCCAGGAGTGTTTTTAAAGCGTCCGCTAACATTTTTATTCCTCTTATATTCTTTAGGTGTGTTCGGGGTTGGATCCGAGCTCGTTACATATTTACCTGTTAACATTGATCCGCCATTTCTTGAGACCATGCCTAAACTTGTTTCAGTTGGTGCCATGCCACCGGCACAACTAGCTCCAACTGATGCATTTTCCATTATTTCATACGCTCTCATTTTCAGGCTCCCTAATTCTTAATACATTGCCCTTGATTGTGCCTGGACCAAAGTCTACATGCATGTTTTCAACTCTGAGTTGTACCAAGCCTGGGGAAATA